GTGCCGTAACCTCGTTTTTACTTGCTTCAAGCTCCGCCTTTAAGGCGGTGATTTGCGCGTCGTATTGCGCTTTTAGCGCAACGACGTCCGCACCGTTTTTTTCGTTTTCAGGCATGTTTTTCTCCTTTACCTCTGAAATTTTATTTGCTTTTAGTTCTTCCAATTCATCCAAAAACGGCGTGTTGGTTAGCGCGACGCTTTCGATCTCACAGCCTATCCACGCTCCCGTCTTTTTGTCGATCGCTCCGAAATTGAATACTGGGCTCAGATATCTGTATTCGCCGTTTTTGATGTATTCTTTCGCTTTTGCGGTCCAGCTTGCCATTCCATAAAGCTTGCCGTCTTTGATATGCATCTCTTTGATCCAGCCCGCCGCAGGAGCTTCGCAGCCCATAAGGGTTTGATGCTCGTAGTCAATCACTAGATCTATCTTGCGAGCATCGAAATTCAGCTTCATCTTTTCCAAATCCGCGTTATCGATGCGAAACGCTCCACTATAGTGTCCTTTCCATTCGCCGGTAATTGCTAACAGCAACTCTACGAGGTCGCTATCTATATTTTCACTTTTTAGCGCGATTAGCTCCGTTTGAAATCTCATATTTTTCCTCTCCCATACAACTATTACAATTTTTACAACTCACTTTTTTCGAGGAACTCGGTTTGAATTTCTCGTGTCAAAACATACATATATCCGTAGTCGGTTATGCTATTGTGAGACACCTTTAGGCTTTTTGGCTCGATCCTAAATTCATTATTGAGCTCCGAATTTCTTAGTTTTTTGTCCACTGCTTCGCAAAGAATTGTGGCTTTATACTTATTTTCTTGTCTATAGCTTTGCTGCTTGCTGGACGTCACCCCTAAAATATGGATATTGTAAGTGCCTATTTTGCTTACCACGTTTTGATACTTTTCGCCTAGGAATTCTACGAATACGAAACTATCTCCGCCTTTTATAAGAAGCTCCATCTCATCTTTGTTTTCAAACTCCCCTAGATAGGGCGAAGTGTTTTTACAGACCTTTTTTATCGTTTCGATCAACTCTTTTTCAAACTCTACAAGCATTTCGCCTCCTATTTCTCGCAACTATAGCACGGCAAATATCTCAAAATCTATCAAAATCTTTTGGCATAGTTTTTTGTCAAAGGATTTTGGCACAATCCTTTGACACAGCTTTTTGATAGATTTTGAGCCGCGCAAGGCGTAATATTGCCGCAAAAGTTTTAGATAAACCGAGGAGCGAAGAATGAGCCTAATCGCAAACATCAAGGAAAACGAAGGCTTTTGCGGTGAAATTTATGAAGACACGAGAGGTTACAAGACTATCGGCTACGGCTTTTTAGTTTCGGCCTTGAGCCCCGACGAGCTAGCGCTAAACGGCGGAAAAGTAGAGCCGATGGGCCGCGCGACGGCGGATCAAATTTTAGAGCTGAAATTAAAAAAGTTAAAGCCTAGGGTATTTGAAGCCTTTGCCTGGCTTCAAGACAAACCGCAAAACGTGCAGGACGTAGTGATAGAGATGTGCTATCAGATGGACGTTAACAAGGTTAAAAAATTCGTTACGACGCTTCACTACATAAGAACTAGCGAATATGAAAAGGCTATCGCAAACGGGCTTCGTAGCCTCTGGGCGCAGCAGACTCCAAATAGAGCAAAGAAGGTGTTAAATGGGCTTCTTAAACATTAAGCTTATCGGCATCGCCTTTGCGGCGACGCTGGCTGCGTGCGGGATCTATATAGCGCTGCTAAAAAGCGATGTTTCGCAGCTAAGCGCCGAAAATGCAGGGCTTAAGGCGCAGCTAGGGCAATGCGAGCTAAACCTAAGCTTGCAAAACGCCGCGATCAAATCCCTTGAGGTGAAAGCAAGCCGCCGCAACGAGGATAAGATCAAAAACGTTTCAAAAATTTACATAAAAGACAAAAGTTGCGAGGCACAACTCAATGCGTATAAAAAACTTCTTGATAGCGCTTTTTAGCGTACTTTGTTTATGCGGCTGCGGCGCAAAGGAGCCGCAGATAAAGCAAGTCTATGTGCCTGTGCGCTGTAATCTGAAAATGCCGCTCAAACCTGCGGCAAACGGCAGCTTTGAAGCGCATAAAGAGCTTGTGAGGTATTTTTTGAGATGCGAAGAGATAGCCAAAGACTGCACGAGGAGCGAGTAATGAAAACTTTGATTTATCTGCTTAGAGCTTTTGTCTTAGTAGTATTCAATCTCGAGCTTTACGTAGTCTTTGACAACCTTATACGAAGCGAAAATTTAGTACTCCTTCTTTGGTCGCTTTGTATAGGCGTTGCGGGCGCTCTTTTTTCGCCTACGTCGCTCTACAAAACCTTTAAAGTATGAGCAATGGAGTATCTGCTCTATGTGCTAGCTGCGGGCGTTGCGGGCAGCGTAACGGCTTTTTTGAAACATGGCGAGCGCGGTGTGGAAAATTTTATAAAGCGAGTATTGGACGGCTGTTTTAGCGCCTACGTGATCTACGAAATCGCGTTTTTTTGTGCCAAAGATATGCGCCTAAGCCTCGCGATCTGCGGAATAGGCGCTTTTAAAGGCAGCGGAATTTTAGACCTAGCGATCAGTTTCGCAAAAAACAAATTTGAGCTGAGAAAAGACAGAGAGGATGAATATGAATGAGATCGGCATCATCAGCGAAGTAGGCGGAGATCGCGCAAGGGTTGCGATCGGCGATATGGCCACCGACTTCTTACCCGTATTTCAAGCCTGCGCCAATTCCTTTGCCGTAAGCTTTGCGCCGATTCGCGTGGGAGAGCAGGTGCTTGTGCTGCCGATACGAGGCGAGCTCAATGCAGGCGTAATCCTGCGCGGTATCTATCAGACCGCCCACAAAGCGAGCCCAACCGATACAAAGATCCACGTCGCTTTTGAAGACGGCGTAAGGATGAGCTACGATACGGCCAACTCCAGCCTTGAAATTTCAAGCCCGAAGCAGATCAATATCGCCTGCGAAAACGCAAATTTGACCGCAAAGAACGTTAATGTTAAGGCGGATGATACTACCGTACAAAGCGGTAATATCAAGCTTTTGGGAAATACGCTCATTCAAGGATCAATCTCGACCGCAGGAAGCGGCGGGGGTAGTGGTAGCTTTTCTATCAACGGAAATGTAAATATTACGGGGAGCCTCAAAACAAGCGGAGATATAAGCGACGGCAGAGGCTCACTTTCTAGCCATACCAACGGCGGAGTAGCGAGGGATTGAGATGAAATACCTGGTAAGCGTAGAAGATAGTATCAGAGATATCCTAAGCACTCCTATCGGCTCGCGGGTAATGCTACCCGAATACGGCAGCCGCCTTTTTGAGCTGATAGATAGGCGGGTCAATGATGAGTTTCGTGCCGATCTTAGCTACTTCGTCATCGAGGCGGTGCAAAGATGGGAGAAGAGAGTACAGATCGACGAAGTCAAATTAGTATCGTTGAGAGATCACAGGCTAAGCTTTAAAATTTTGCTAACAAACGGCAAAGAGATCGGAGTGGAGCTATGAGTTTTCTTAAAAATTTGCCTTATCCGAACGTCATCGAGCAGCTGAGCTATGATGAAATTTTAAAGAATATTAAAAGCCTCTTTAAAGGCTCTTTAAACGACGATGAAATTTCGCTTCTTGAAAGCGACCGCTTTTCGGCTCTGCTTGAAACGCTTGCATATCGAGAGCTACTTTTGCGAGCCCGCATAAATAGCGCCGTAAAATCTATGCTGCTACCTTTCGCGCAGGGGGCTGATCTGGATAATATCGTTGCGATGTACGGAATTGAACGCAAAAAGGGCGAAAAGCCCATAGCGGAGGTGGAATTTAGCCTAAGTATGGCGCGCGATTCGGACGTACTAATCCCAAAAGGCACTATCTTGTGCGCAAGCTCCGGCGAGCTTGCCGCTATCAAAGATGACATCACGATCGCTGCCGGGCAGCTAAAGGGTACGGGTCATAGCGTATTGCAGACCTTCGTCAAGCAAAGCGATCTAAAATGCGAGCTCGTCCAAACGCCTTTTTCATTCGTGCTTAAGGCGCGCCAAACATCGCGCTTTGAAGGCGGTGCGGATGAGGAGAACGACGAGAGGCTGCGCGATCGCGCCGTGCTTTCGCTGGAGCGATTTTCTACGGCAGGAAGCAGGAAAGCCTATATCTATCACGCGCTAAGTGCAAATGCTAAGGTTGAGGAAGTAAGCGTGATAAACGGAGGGCCAGGCATCGTGAAGCTCTATCTAAAAACTACCGATATGAGCGAAGAGACGAGAGCGGATGTGCAGAGTTATTTGAGTGGCGAGCGGGTGCGGCCGCTTTGCGATACTGTAGTAGTAGAAAACGCCAAAGTCATAAACGCCGTAATAAAAGCCGAGCTCGAGCTAAATGATATGCTTTTGCAGGCTAGCATTCAAAGCGAAATCGAAGCCGGCAGGACTAGTCTAAGCCTCGGCGAGGATCTAAATTTAAGCTATATCTATTCTACTCTGCACCGCAAGGGAGTGTACCGAGTAAATTTAAAACAGCCTGCCGCCGATATAAAAGCGGACGTGGATAGCTTTGTGAAAATCAAATTTGAGCTGAGCTTTGCAAAGGCTAATCTATGAGTATCCTACCGAGCGGAAAGCCAAAATTTGACAAGAAGCTTGACGATCTTTTTGGCTTCAGCCTTGCAGGTCTTGATATAGGCGTGATAAACATCCTGGCGGATAGTTGCCCCGCTTCGCTTCTTGGAATTTTGGCAGATAGCCTGGATGTGAATATAGAAGGACTAAATGAAACCGTCGCAAGGCTGCTTATCAAAGAAGCCTTTAAAATTCACTACTACTCGGGCACCTTTTACGCAGTCAAAAAGGCGGTGAATGCGATCGATAGCGGAGCGATCATAGTAGAGGGAAATTTAGGGCAGAAATATGACGGCTCTATCAAATACGATAGAAGCAGATTTTACGGCTCAAACTCGCATTGGGCCGAATATAGCATCATAAGCAGCGTTCCTCTTTCAAAGAGCAAGGCGGCGGCGATAGCGACCGCGGCAAAAGCGGCGGCGCCCGCAAGGTGTGTGCTAGCTCTGATCGAGCATTCAACAAATCAGATCAAGTATGACGGGCAAATCAGGTACAACGACCAATTTAATTACGGAGCATACAATGGCTAATATCAAAGAAGAAAAGACCTGGGAAGAAGGGATTTATCAACTCGAAGTAACCGACCCCGTCGTGGGCGGAGTAGACGGCATCAGTAATAAGCAGGCAAAGCAGCTTGCGAACCGTACGAGCTATCTCAAGAAGCAAGTCGAGGATAATAAGTCCGGCGCGGATCTCACGCTTGCGACAAAGCGCGATGTAAGCGATAGCTACTCAAAAACCGAGGTGGATAAAAAGTTTACCTCTGTGGGTACGACTATCGCAGAAAAGCTCGACAAAACTGAAACCGCGGCAGATAGCGCAAAACTCGGCGGGCTTGCCGCCGATAAATACGCCCTCAAATCCGAGGCTAGCGATGGACTCAAGATAGGCTCATATCTGCTTTGGTCTAGCGATAGGACCACCCCGGCGGGCTTTCTTCCCACAGACGGCAGGAGGCTTCAGAAATCTGAATATATCGAGCTTTTTGACGTCATTGGCTATACCTATGGCGGAAGCGGCGAGCACTTTAATCTACCGAAATTCAACGACGGCAAATTTATCCGTTCCACTGGTGGCAATGCCGCGAGTCTCGGTGTATCACAAGATGATGCTATCAGGAATATCACGGGGTGGTTTAATACCGAGGCAAACGATAATCAGCTGGCGGATGGGGTATTTAAGATGGGCGATAATGTCGGCAGCACTCAAAACGATGGAACTAGCGATCCTGTGTGGCGAATACATTTCGACGCCTCACGAGTAGTGCCCGTTGCAAACGAAAACCGCCCATATAATATGAGCGTAATCGTACTGATAAAAGTAAAAAATGTATTTGAGGCCACAAATATAGACAAATCCCCGTATGCTACCGAAACAAAGGCAGGCATTGTAAAACTCAAAAATTCCATCACGGGGAATTTGGCAGATACTGCAGTATCAGAAAACGCCGCGAAAGAATACACAGACGCAGCAAAAGCGCAGATATTGAGCCAAATGCTGGGAATAAGTCAGACCCTACAAGACGTAACGGCACAAAGACAAATCGGAGCAATTTACACGAATAAAACGGGTAGACCGATACAACTAACGATTATGGCTCTTGATTGGGCAGATTACACCATAAGAATAGGTAGTACTTCTATTTCTTTTGGAGGAGGAGGTTTGGGCCGAACATCCAAACAAACATATTATGGAATAGTTCCAAACGACGTAGAGTATTCTCTCACCGGGGGTGGCTCTTTTTACTGGTGGGAATTACGATAAGGAGTAAAAATGAAATACTACAAAAATTCACAAAACCAAATTTACGCCTACGATAATGACGTAGACGAGGATCAGATTAAAGAGGGGTTAACCAAGATAACAGAAGCGCAGGCGCAAAAAATTCTAAACGTAGAACCTCCTATCGAGCAGCTACGCGAGGCAAAGACCGCTGAGCTTGCAAGATGGACCCATTCGATGGGCGATAGTTGCAAGATCAGCCTCAAAGACTTCGGCGTCATCAACGGCGGGTATCGATACCTACTCAATGTCGAGGCTATGATAGACACATTCGACAGCTTGGAAGTGCGGGCATTCCGAATGTATGATAACTCAATGAAAAAGATAAACGGACAAGAGGAGTTGAAGCGTATCAAACGGGCAATTCAGATCGGAGGGCAAAAACTTCATACTTTGAAATGGGGTTATGAATTGAAAATCGAAAAAGCCAAGGATAAAAAAGAGCTTGACGCCATAGTGTTTACAGACACAATAGAGGTGGCACTATGAGCTATTTTCTGATTTTTGTTTCGGCGTTTATTCTTGGGATTTTGGCTTGTCCTATCGTCATATTCCTACGTACTAGAAAGTGCGATCAATGGGATCATTCCAATATGATGAATATTTTTCGAGTGATCGCACACCTTGCGACGCACCCTGATGACTTTGCGAAATTTCAATACCCCGACGGCTCAAAGCCTTTTTGGTATCTAGGCGGCGATGAATTCGCAGACATAGTCAAGAGCCGCCCGAGGGAGCCGTAATGTTTGCGATACTCAATAGACTACGCGGGCAATATAGCTATTTCGCCAAGCTGAACGCTTTGGTAGTGGCTCTGCTGGTATTTGCGTTTTTGGGGGAGTTCTACCTTGCGGTCATCTGCGGGCTCGGGTATTTTCTGGGCGAAGCCAAAGGCTGGGGCGTATGGGTTGGTGCCTTGACAAGCCACGGAGCGGATAAAGGCGAACGCGAAAGCCGCAGCATAGAATGGCTTGCGGGGCGTTTTATACCTCGCGCACACTGGCTAGCTTATTGCAGGCTTTGCCTTGCTATTCGCGGTCTGATTTGGTGGCTGCCAGTATTCGTGCCGCTAGCCTTTGCGGGTCTTTACGCCGCGCCGCTTTTTGCCGTAGCTCTTGCGGTGGGCTTTCCGCTTGCTTGTGAGCTGGGATACCGCACAAAATGGACGCTACGATTTCGAGCTTTTGAGGCGAGAGATGCGTGGGGCAGACAAGAGGTGTTTTATGGGGCTATGCAGGATTTGGCGTTTACCGCCATATATTTGATATCGAAATTTTAAACAAAGGAGAAGAGATGGCTGCAAAATTTGGAGTGAACATAACCGTTTCGGCAGAGGCGGCGCGACCGATAAGCGTAGAAAGTACTACGCCCATCGGGATCGCAGGATATGAAGAGGTGCTGGAAAACGGCCTACATTTCTATATGACGACCGACAAGGCGATCACCGCACTCGAGGAAATTTACGAGGCAAAAAAGAAGGCGAGCGAGCAATTTAAAAAAGGCTCGATCTATCGAGCATTGAAAGCCATCAGCGATCAAAGCGTGCAAACGCAAATTATCTTATCGGTATTTACCCGTACCGATAATAATGACGATAGCGACGACATTACGGCTTGCAAGGCTGCAATCGAAGCATTTAAGAACGCAAAAAGCTCACTGGGTTATCGCCCAAATTTAATCATTGCTCCCGAATATAGCGGTGAGGACGCAATTAAAGCAGCACTTGAAGCTATAGCCACAAGGCTCAAAGCCACCGGTATCGTCGATCTCAAGGCAAGCGCCGCAAATGAGGCTATCGCAAAAATGAAAGATTTTGGCACGGCACGGCTGATTGCGGCATATCCCTATGTCAAAATTTGGGATGATGAAACAAACGGCTACGTTATGAGCCCGCAAAGCGCTCGTATCGCCGGAATGATCGCCTATGTAGACGGTCTTAGCGAATTCGGATATTCCGATAGCTATTCCAACAGGGTGATGGGCGGTATCGTCGGCACGGCGATAGACGTAGACTTTGAGCCGGGGGAAACCTGCACGGCAGATGAGCTTAGGGCGGCGCATATCAGCACGATCATTCGCGAGCAAGGCTTCAGGGCTTGGGGCGGAGAGACTAGCGA